GGGTACCCATACCTACACCCATAAAAGCGCCATACCTTTCTTTAGCTATTTTAGCAGCCCCAGCACCATGGATACCAGCAAGATTAGAACCGAAAACTAACACCTCGCCGTTCTCTGGTAAAGTTCCATCTTTATGATATTTGTGTTTCATCTATTCAACATCCTAAAACAATACCAAAAGCTGTTCGTTTGTCTGCACTCAGTCCAAAAATTATATTCCATCCAAAATGCGAAAGAAAAGATTGTTACAAAAAACAATATTGCTCCAAACATATAAAAATAATATCTCACTTGAAGCCCTCAAATTTAGATTTGTCAAACTTAGATTTTTTCCGGTTACGCTCATAATCCTGCTGACCAAACTCAGTATTGTCCATAACTGGTCCGTCCATAATATCTTCCTGAGCTGACTGCTCCACATCATACAATCTCATCTTGCTACGATCCACCCCAACAACGAACCGACGATTAGACCCAGGATCAGAGTATCGATTTTTAAGCTGCTTAACCATAATTTGACCCAAGTCTTGAAGTTCTTCGGTGGAGATGAGCGCAAACATAAAATCAGCTGTGGCTGGGAGTCCAAAGGATTCCGATGTATCTTCCAGTCCCACGTCGCTGCTCGAATATCCGCTTCTAGTTGTTTGAGTCGCAGAGACGATAGGAACATTGTGTTCCACTGCCAACCCTCTGAGCTCTTCTGCGATGGCTTTGACAAGGGTATAAGAATTGACGTTGGCTCCATTTTTAATCCTCGATGACATACATATGTTAAGATAGTCGATGTAGATAATGTCAGGCATAAAGTTTTTCTTAATCTTCAACTCGTTCAACAAATGACGAAAATTTGCTGAACCTGCGCAAGCAGTCGGATATTCCTTAATAACCAACTTACCCTTGACCTTACGCTTCAAGCGATCCATCTTTTTATCATAAGCATCTTTAGGTATAAGCTTCAACTCATCGATAGTAACATCAAGAAGATTGGCATCAATACGTTCAGCGATACGTTCTTCTGCCATTTCAAGAGTAATGTAGAGAACGTTTTGACCTGCTACCATATTAGCAGCAGCACAATGACACATAAACAACGACTTACCAACACCAGTACCAGCTAGTGCTATGTTTAAAGTTTTCTTTGGTAAACCACCTTGTGTAATTGCATTAAAGTATTGTAGATCAAAAGGTATCCTTATCTCGCGAGTATGATAAAACTCAAATCGAGATTCAGCATCATCAATAAAGTCATGACCAATATGCGTATCAAAAGAAACGCCTAGAGCATCAGTTAAAACTTGAGGAATTGATCCTTTACTAAGCTTACCTGTTTTATCATCAATTATTTGAATTGATTTCATAATCGCATTATAAACTGCCTTTTCTTGACAAAAAGTTTCAGTTTTATCAATCAACCAATCAAGTTTGGTATTATCTTTTTGTAAGGATTGAATTATATCCTTACTAGATATGAAGGCGTCTTGATTGACGCCTTCTTTGTTGCTTAGATCTATTAGTAATGTTTCTATTGATGGAACGGAATTATACTTCTTTACGTAATCATCAATTAAAGTAAATACTACCTTATGGTTATGATCAGAAAAATATTCATCTTTAAGGAACGGAATAACTTTTCTAGCATACTCTTCGTTATTGATTAGATTACTAAAGATAACCTGTTCAAACGACATTCACACCTCATCTAAAATCTCTAAAATTTTTAAAATGACCTAGAACAAAATTTTCAGCTGCATCTTCAACATAATTTAAAGAATGATTTTCGTAAGCAAATAAGATGCTGTGAGTGTATTCAAGTTCCGGCTTACTATACTTTGTTTGCTCATAAAAGTCAATAATATACCTTCCGTCAAGCAAACAAACTACAGCTTTTTTATCGTTACTTTCGCTGTAATACGAAGAAACTTCAGTTCTATTCTGTTCCGCCATCACTATCTTCCTCATCCTCTAAAATGGAACCTAAACCAATCTTATAGCGATTTTCAATATACTTTGAAAAATCAGTTTCCTTAAACATCTTTGTCCAAAATTCTTTATTGTCTACAATATCGCTTGCCCGCATATTCGGCTGTTCTAGCTCGCCAGTTTCTCTATTGACTACAGCATACCAACCTGCCTTCGGCTTCGCTATGTAATTAGCATCAACAGCAACATCAAGCAAACCAGACCAACGATTGATACCGCCTTCAAAATTTACTGTAATAGGAATCTTCGACTTTTCCTTAACATATCGACTCTTTTCGATATTGATGACAAAGTGATAACCACTAATACCGTCAGCATCCTTTTCCTGCTGACGACCAAGAATCCAGATATTATCGGAACCATAATAAGAACCTGTTCCGCCGCCGACAATATCCTTAGGATACATACCAATTTCCTTATAGGTATGGTTAACAACCACCATCGGAACATCCTTTAAAGAAAGATGCGGTGTAATCATTCTGAACAATGATTTTAGTTGCTTGGCACGAGACATGTCAGCAACTGCCTTTTGATCAAGTGCGTCTTCAACTTCTTTCTTTGAAGCAAGATTACCAATCGAATCAATTACAATCATAACATGATCTTCACGAGTCAGTTCCTTTAACTGCTTCATGATATCAAACTTTAATTCTTCAATGTCTGTAATTGGTGTATGTACAACAGACTCGAAAGGAATCTTAAAGGTTTTAAAATAAGACTGAGGTGTACCAAATTCCGAATCATAAAATAAAATCATACCGTTCTTATATTTCTTAAGGAAGGCAGAAGCGAGCAATAGAGCAAATCCAGTTTTGAAATGCTTTGATGGGCCAGCTAACATTGTTAAGCCCGGAGTGATACCTCCATCAACAGAACCAGACAACGCAACGTTAATCATAGGAACTGATGTTTGAATCATATCCTTTTTAGTGAAAACCTTACTCTTATCAAGAGTATCGGTCAAATCTATTGTGCTGTTTTTTAAAAGTTTTTCTCTTAATGACATGTGTATCTCCGTATAAACTGTATTGTTAGTATACTATATTTTTATATAAAAGTCAATTGTTTATATAATCATCCATTTTCTTTATGAATGCTTTAATTTTCTTTTCACGATCTGGCCATAGTATAGTATCCTTATCAGGATTTTTCATTAAGTTGTTTAGGAGCGGCATAATCATTTTACGCAATCCCTGCAACTTATCTTCTGTGGTAGTTACCTTTGCTTGTATCTCTGTTGAGTCAGCAAATGTAAAACCAAAATCGTCATCTTCATTTAGTTTCATTTTATTTACCTTTGTAGTTTCTCTTAGAGGAGGATGTACATAATGCTGACATCCAGGCGGGCACTCGCGTTCCAATCCACAAGGACAACCTCCACCATAATCGTACTTAGCCAAAGAAATTCTCCAAAGTTGATCTGTGTTCCACATCCCAACCAATTACGTTTGTAATTGATTTAACGGGTTCAAGAAACGACTTATCGAATTGTAGTTCGCGATCAATGTACTTATCTAAACCAAATTCGTCTGGCATTTCGTCAGGAGTTGCAATAACCGTATCGTTGATAGGATTGGGCATTTTAAGATATGCAAAACGAATTTTATCACCATTTTGAATAGGAGGAATATGGTTAATATTTTTTACCTTCAAAATGTGATTAAAAAGCAAAGATCCTTTTACATGTATCGGTGTACCTTTTTTATAAATGTTGCTTGCGTCAGCATACCCATTATCACCAGAATTAAGACCCTTTACGCCTCTAGGAAATGCAACATCCTCAAAAGGTAAAGTCATAAATTTAGCACGGAAATTTTCAATAAACTGAATTAACTCCTGTTGATTGCCATTCATAATAATCTCGAACGCCTTCTTAATATTTTCTCGACAAGCATGCGGAGTTGAAGAACGAACAGCTTCAATACCAGACAATTTCAGCTTAGGTTTATCATACTGAACACCTTCAACGTTCCAAGCATTGAGGATGTACATTTTCTTACCGCGCCAGATGCCCTTGTTGGCAATCGTTTCGCGCTTCATAAACATCTTCTGCTGATAAGCATTCATCATAGCAGCCAGTTCCTGATAGCACTTGTCCATGTAAGGTTCAATTCTAGCTACGATAAACAAGTCAAGCATATCGACAATTTTTAAATCATCAGTCTGACCAGCCATTTTTACCAGATCATTCATTTCAACATAGATAGAATCTGTATCAGAAGCGATAACATAGTCAATGTCAGTTGTTTTAAGAGTTTTGTTCATAAAGGCGTTCATTTTATCACCGATCCAACGAATAGACAGCTGACCGGACATAGTGATAGCTTCCGCGTGATTATGATTGAACCAACGGAAATACTGGTTACCCAAGG